TTTTTAACTTTGTAATAGTAATCGCAAACTAGAACTATATTTTTCTTTTGATTTAAATAAGACCAATTAAATGTTTTTAAGCTTGATGCGCGTTGGAAATTAATTTCATCTAAATGCCCTTTTCCAAATTGTGTTTCAAACTCCTCTACAGTCATAGGAAATATTTCACCACAATATCCGCCATCGCCTTTATGCGAAGCCCTAGCCAAGGGATCAAACACCATTAAAGTTGGGTCAAAAACCCTGTCAAATTTAATTACTTGTTCGAATGACATTTCATTTACATAATCGGTAAATACTTTTGCAGCGCTATAGCCCCCACCTAGAATATCGCAGAAAATATTGTATTCTAATGAATCATTTTGCGCATTAAATATTATTTCTTTTAAGTGTGATTCTATTACATCTTCTTGCGCTAAAAATTCTGGTGTTAACAAATCAGTTGATATGCCATCGGCTGCCCGCACGGATATGTTTGGCTCATGTTTTTTAAAATCACTAACAGCTTTTGAGTTTATAGCCTCTAATATGTTTGCTTGAAGTGCTGGTTTATTCAAGACATCTAATTTATTTACTGTATCATCATTAAGGGCTGTAAAATATACATATCTCATGAACTTATTGTAAAGAGTAATATTTCTGTTCCAATACTCGTGCCACTCTTCTACATGTTCTTTTATTTTTCTTAAGAAATCTTCAGGGTTTGTATCATCATATTTATTTATTTCCATTGCGTATTCCTTGCTCGTTTAATAGCATTCATTTTAAGTCTATTATCTTCTCTTAAAACTTGAACCGCGTATGACGTCCTGTCTTTCATAATGTGCGTATCAACCGGGTAGGCGAAAGTTAACGCTAAGCAATCTGCTTCATCGGGGGATCTAATTCCAGCACTCTTCATGTCTGCTTTAGTTTGCAAAACTGGGCGTGATAGCGAATCATATTTAAAGCGTAAGCCACATAAGTCAGCATGTAAAGTATCTGAGTCTGGTATTTGGCAAGGAAAGTCATTCATCCAATCGCGCATTTTGCCCCACATCTCACATCTAAGATTGATGTATCTATCTTTGTCCATAGGCGAGCTACCACCATTTACACCAACTACTAGCCCTTTATGACCTATTTCAAACAACCTATCTACAACCCCAGCACCAAGGCCACATATGTCTATAAACACTCTGTGGGGCCTATACTTTTCTATCAAAAGATGAGTAAGACCTACTACCTCCATCAAATCTATTTTGGTGTAACTTTTTAAATCAAAAGCAACTCGGCCTTGCCTAAATATAAAGCTTGTTCTATCATCCCCAAACCTGGCTGGGTCAACACCTAAAATTATTGGGCCATATTTATCTGTTGTTTGTTTGCGGCACTTCATTACTGTTGGCGAATCTATAAAGGTGTTTTCACCAGTCATTTGAAATGCTTCAATTGGCGTGCTAGGAAACTCTTGCATGAAACGCTTTTCGCCATCGTGACCATTTACTGATAATTGAATTATTTTTCCTCTTCGCCAAGCCAATTGTTGGTCAGATAAACCAAAGTTGTCTTTTAATTGCATTTCTGTATGGTTTAAAGATAATGGTTCCGATATTTCCTTAGAATAGGTTGGCTCCCAGAACCAAGGAATAAATATTGGTAAATAATCTGAAAGCCCTGCTTCCGCCTTTTGCCATTCTTGATGAAAATAATTTCCTACGCCATTTGCAGTTGATTCTAAAATACTTTCAGTGCCAGCTATGTTTGGTATAGCTTGCATGATTCCAGTTGCATGGTCAGAGGCATTATCCCAAAATGCAACCTCAGAGCCGTGGAATAATTGAATTGTTGATGACCTACCTACTCCTTTAGAAGCAGCCGTACCCACTTTATAACCAGAATCTAATTGGTCAAACTTTAATACTTTAGAATTGTTTGTAGAAACACTTACCTTAATTAATTTCGGAGTATTCTCATAAAAACGTTTAGCCATGATGTATAAATTATCTGTGGCGTCGCTTTTGTGCGTTAAGATAAATGTTTGAATGCCAAAATTGTGAGTTGTTAAATGATAGAATCTTCCACCAATATAAGTGGACATTCCCATTTGTCTGCCTTTTAGAACTAATGCTCTGACGTAGCCAAGTTTGCCTTTTTGTTTTTCTAATAGGTCATGAACATATAGCTGCGATTTGTTAAATACAAATGGTTGAATTTCGCCAGAAAATGAGCGAATTTTAAGACATTTAGAGGCATAGTGTGGAAAATCATTCTTTAAGCGGCGGAATATTTCCTGTTCCTGTTTCGTCATCCTTGACCTCAACATTATTTAAATTTTTTCGCCAATCATTGGGCTGCCAGTCTTGGCCAAACAATTCTTTTCCTCTTTTAAGCCAATATTCATCTTGTATAACTGGGTCGGTTGAGCCAACCTCTTCAGCCATGCGCTCATCTAAAGTTTTTAAACTACCACGCATGGTTACTGTAAAACCTTCTTTTTCGCTCATTCACTTACCTTCTTCTTTTTAACTGTCTTTTTTTTGCTGGCAATTTCATTCAGTCTTTCTTCAACTCTCTTTTCAAAGGCAGCGAATGCAGCTCCTAAATCCCTATCTACTTTATCCATTTTATCATTAACCATTGCGCCTATAAGGTTGCGCTGACTGTTAAGGGTATTTATGGATATTATATCAAAGTCCGTATTAAGCCTTGTAACGCGCGCATCAAATTCCTTTATTAACTTTTTAGTTTTGGCTAAATATTTTTTAGCTTCAGCTAACTTCCATGCGCTTGTTTTTCTTATCTCGGCAGATAGGCTTAACGTTACGATCTTCTTTTTCTGCTTTGGCTTTGCAGTAATCTTTTTACTCATTTTTCCAACCTTTTTAACATTTCTTCAAATTCAATTTTATTCATTTTGGGCGAATCAAAAACCACTTCATCTATATCATCTGGATTATGTACACAAGTTGTTAAGTCTCTTTCACTATAAAGAAATCTAATAAAGTTGGGGCGCTCATTTGCAATTCCCGCTACATTTTTTAACTCCAAACAAATTCCTTCAATATAATAACCAGGAGCGCCGTAAAGTTGTTCGCCCAATGCAAAACCTAACAATCTTACATAATGAAAAGGTGTATTAGGATATGGGGTTTTAAAGACTGCCCACCAATATTGCGTAGGGATTATTGGTTTACTCATCTTCTATTACCTCTGTATCTTTAGCTAATTTAATTAATAATCCAGCCTCTTTAGCTTTGTTTAAAAACTTTCTTGAATGAGCATATCGAGTATTGTCTTCGATTAATATTGTATTAGTATACAAGATTGTATCCCAACTCTTTAATCTACTAATATTGGAGCCTAAATCGCAAACATATAATAAGTCTGCTTCACGCCTTGTAAAATGCGAGTAGCATTCATGGTCAGCCTTCAGCATTGTAAACACTTCTATGCCGCCATATAGAGTTGCTTTATCGCTATTGTGCCTTGGCATTCCATAAAACCAGAAGCCTATTACTTCGATGTTGTATTCAGAGTTTGTCATACATTTTTTAAAATATGTTTTACTCGCGCTCTTAGCTTGGCAATAGCTTCTTTTTCCTTTTCATCAGTTCGATCATCTAAAATTTCGAACAAACTAGATAAGCAGTGCGCTAATGCCCCGACTATAGCTACACAATCTGCGCCTGCTTCTTTAGCGCATAAATCTTTAATTTTAAATGTTAAGGCAGTAATATTTTTTTCAAATTCATTCATTTATTCAATCTCTTTAACCAAAAATATATTGTGTTAATTTATAAGAAACATATACCCACCCCAATATAGTGTCGATAATCACCCCCGGGCCATTATCTAAATGCCAAGCCATGCCGAAGGCTAAAGATGAGCCGGAAGCAAAATAATAATTAACAGTCTGATTCATAGGCATTATTCCAACTCCGGCTCTATCGTTAATTCTAAAAATTTTATAATAGATATTGTTGGTTGAATTAATATGCGAGCTTCGATATATTTATGCTCAATAATGAAGCCAATTGCTTCTGCTAAATGTTTGATAAGATTTCCTCGCATTATTTGCTCGCGAGTAGGTTTTTCTATTTGGCTCATTTATTCCAATTCCTTAAGTTTCTTCAATCTATCCTCTTGCGTGATTTCTAGTTTTTCTAACAGTTTACCATCAACTCTGTCTACTATTTCTTTGAAGGCGGCAACATCGCCTCTAATTGCGCGTTGTATTAAGCCGAAACACATTGCTTCTCTATTAGTCAACGCTTTATCTAATGGTAAATTAAGGGCAATAAGTAATTCTTCGTTGGCTAGCTCGTTAATGTTTTTTCCTAATGTTTCTTTAAATGAAACACCTTTAGGCCTACCTTTAGGGTTCAATGAAGGTTCGCCGGCCTTTTGCATAACCAAGTTTGCTAAACTGTTGGGATGGCTGCGCGCCAAGGATTTGTGGCCAACGTTAATTCTTTTTTCGGTAGGTTTATCACCATTTATCATAGTTCTTGGCTCCGTCGTGGTTGTATCCAACTAACTTTGTTTGCACTGAGCGAACAAATATCCCATTTCAAAATTTGATCTGCTTTTGAACTTTTTTCTAATAGCTTGAACATGAACCCAGGCAGTTTGCAAAGCGCAATTTAGTTTAGCTGCGGCCTCTTTAACCGCTAGTCCATCTACTAAGCAATTTAAAATCTCTACCTCGCGTGGGGTCAAATAAGTTTCATCTCCGTTTTTCAATAAAACAGAAGTACGCCTATTTTTATGGTAATCGTTGCTCATTTAAATATCCAATAAATCAAAGCTAAGCAAATTAAAACAAAAGTTAAAAAGCCAAAATCAAAAGTAAATTTAATATCAATGTTTTTAGAATCATCAAGCTTCTTAGAAGAGTTAATATATTTTATCAAATCATTGGGGTTTTTCATTTCTTACCTTTAGATTTTCCTTTCTTCTTTTTAGGGGGTGGTTTTAAGGTTTCTTGTTTTTCTGAAGGCTTAATATCCATGCCAAAAGTTACTCTACCTGAATTATCGTTCGAAAGTTCTGGCATGTCGTAAGCGATAGTATCTATGACAAAAGAGTTTTCAACAGAATTTTTAGAATCTAAATTAACGGGTAAAACTAAATCATCGCTAACCTTTCTACCCTTCCCTTCGCAGTGTTTGCAGTCAATATATTTAACACCATTACCGATACAAATTTGTTTTTGGCCTTTACAGGCCTGGCATAATAATTCCATAATATATCTTCCATTAAAATATTATCTTGCTCAATTACAAAACCACACGCAAAATCTTCTGCAATAAATAAATTGCCCCAGACAAATAAATTAATCCAACACCAATCTGTACTATAAATAGT